GTCGCCGAAACGCGCCCGCCTCAGCACCGCGTCGGTCAAGCGATCGCGCATGCGCCGCATCGCCCGCTCGTCGATGCCCGTCACCGTCGCTGATATCTTCACAGGTCCCGCTCCTCTACCGGACATCTGAGCCAGCGCCCGCGATCTTCCGGATCGATGGCGCCGCGAATGTCAAACACGCGCTCCTCAAGACGGAACCGCATCTCCGGCTTCACGTCGCCGCGATGCCGGATCCAGATATCGTGCGTCGCGCGCCCAGCGACGCGATCGTGCGCGAACGCTTCATCAGCCGAGCGCGGCCAGATCGCCGCCCACACGGTCGCGACGGCAACCCACGTCACTTCCGCGCCACCGCCGCCGTCGCTCAAGCGCGCCGTCGCCTCGATAATCACGCGATGGCGCAGATCGCCGATGCGAACGGGAACGGTCATAGCCGGATCGTCCTGAAAGGTTGTATGAGGTCGGCAATCGCATCTGGGATGCGGGCGGTTGCAGCGCCGATCTCGGCCGGGTCGCGATGCTCGTACCAATGCGCCGTCAGCATCAGCAGGCCGTGACGCAGCGGTGCCGGTACGCTCCCGGCCGTCGCCCCGAACCCGGCAACGAAATCGATCTCGATGCCGCCCGCCTTGACGCCAGGTTCGGGCCGGTCATCGCCGTTCCAGATGAGTCGCGCCGGCCGCGACGCGATATCGACGAGGTAGCTTGTCGGTGCGACGGTCTGCGCCACGCCGGACGAATTCTTCACTTTCACGGCAGACACCGCCTGCAGCGGCCCGAGCTGAATATCGGCGAACGCCTTCTTCGGCCACCGGTCGAGCACCAGCTTCCACGACTGAGTTATGAGCGCCAGCGACAGCGCCGCCTCCATATGCAGCCGCGATGTCAGGATCAGGCTACCGAGCAGCACATCTTCCGCGTCACCGTCGATGCGAAGATGCGTTTTCGCTTCCGCGACCGTCACCGGCTCGGTGAGGGGTGCGCTCGTCATAACGAGACCCATGAGAACTCCAACGCTGAGAATATGACGCGAAGCGCGCGCCGGCCGGCCTGACGAAGGAGCGTCGCCGCGCAACAAAAAAATACGGGGCCATCGTTGCAGCGACGGCCCCGCAGGCATCCCGCGCGGGCGGGAGGGAAACCCGCGCGGAAATTTCTTATGATCGTTCTAAGTCAGCACCTTCCGGCTGGCTCGACGAAGGAGAACCGGAAGGCCCAAGCAAAGCCCGCGTCACACTTCGGACCGAAGGTCCGAGAGCGCGACGAGCCCGCGCCTTCCGGCCGGCTCGACGAAGGAGAGTCGGAAGGCGCAAGCAAAAGAGCCGCCGTGAGCGATTTAACTCACCCCGAACTTCAGGAACTTGATCGCGTCGAAGTCCTGCACGCCGCCGCCGACGCGCTTCGTCGTGTAGAAGAGCACGTAGGGTTTCGCGCTGTAGGGATCGCGCAGCACACGAATACCGGCACGGTCCACGATCAGATATCCGCGCGAGAAATCGCCGAACGCGATCGAAAGCGAATTGGCGCCGATGTCCGGCATGTCCTCGCACTCCGCCACCGGATAGCCCATCAGAGATGGCGCCTCGCCCGGTGCATTCGCCGGCTGCCAGAGATAGTTGCCCTGACCGTCCTTCAGCTTGCGCACCGCTGCCTGCGTCGAGCGGTTCATCACGAACGTGCCGTTGGCGCGATAAGGCGCCTTGGCCGCGTAGACGAGGTCGAGCAGCTTGTCGCCTGGGTTTGACGCCGCGAATGCCCCCGACACGCCGGTTGCGACGTAGCCGAGATTGCCCCACGTCCACGAGCTGTTGGCGACCGTCGTGTATGTCGTGAAGCCCTTCGGCTTGTTGACGCCGTCGCCGGTCACGAATGCGGTGCCTTCCTGCGCGGCAAACGCGAGGCGGACTTCCTCGGCCAGCCACTCGTCGATGTTGACGACCGAATCGTCCAGGATCGCCGAGGACGCTGCCGGCATGGCATAGATCTCCATGGTCGGGAACTGCAGCTCGGCCAGCACCGGCGTGTTGGTTTGCGGCCGCGCCGCCGTCTCCGCCACCCAGCCGGTGTCCGCGCCGCTCGTCGCGAACGGTCGCTTGTAGACCGTACCCGACACCTGCTTGACACCGGCAATGGCGCGAATGGGCGAGATCGCCTTCAGCGCGCGGTTAACCGCCGCTTCCGTCTCGGCCGGCACCAGATAGCCGCCGTCCTGGCCGGAGCCGACCGACAGCGCCTTTTCTTCCAACCGCACTAGCTTCGCCGTCTCGCCGCGCCGCACGTAGCCATCGAACGCGGCCTTGTGCTCGATCGCCGCAACATCGCTCGCACCCGCTGCCGCCAGATGCGGCCGCGAGGCTCTGAGCACCAGGCTATCCGCTCGCTTCTTCGTTTCATCGAGAGCGTCTTCGATGCGTGCCAGCTTCTCAGCCGTCACCGTATCTTCCGCGCCGCGCCGCTCGATTTCGGCAATGCGCTGATCGTTCGTGTCCTTGAACGCCTCGAAGGCCTCGAGGAAGGCTTCCAGAGCGCGCGCGGTCTCGCCGCCTGCGCCCTTGGTCTCGAGCGTGGTCGTATCAGTCATACGTTTTCCTTTTCTCAGGGTGCGCCGTCTCGCCGCCTTCGCTCGAAGCGCCGCCTACTCCGTCACCGCGGCGCAGGCCGTGGTCCCGGTACGCTTGCGCGATACCGGCTTCCGGCCTCATGCGCCGAAACGACGGAATGTCGGGGCATCTTGCGCTATGGCCGCGCCGGCATCGCTTGTTTGATCCGCCGCGCCGCGCACCAGAGCCGGTCCGCGAGCACGGCATTGCTGTCATCGGTGAGACGCGCTTCCCGCAGCGCCTTCAACCCTTCGAAGCCAGCGCTGGAAATCGCGCGCGCTTCCATTCGCGTCAGCCCAGCATCCCGCGTGAGCCAGCGCTCGAAGTCCCGCATTGTCGGCGGACGGCCTGCAAACGGCCGCGTTTTGACCGTCTCGATGCGCGCCGCTGGCAGCATCGGAAACGTCACGACGGAAATCTCCCACAGATCGACCTTGGCGATCCGACGCACGCCGCTTGTCGCATCCCGTGTCGCATTCACCGCCTTAAAGCCGATCGAAAGTCCATCCAGCGCCCCCGCCCGCATCAGTTCGAGCACCTCGCGCGCCCGCGCCACCGCCGTCATCAGGCGGCCGCGTACATAAAGCCCGCGCTCGTCCTCCCGGATTTCCTCCCAGACCCCGATCGGCGTTGCTGGATCGTGCTGAAACAGCATCTTGACCGCGCGCGCCCCGCGCTGGCGCAGGCTTTCGCGGAAAGCGCCCGGCAGAATGACATCGCGGGAAAGGTCCTCCCGCCCGAAAAGGCTGGCGTAACCTTCGAACGTACCGTCGTCACCGAGCGACTTGAGGTTGAGTACGGCCGGCCGCGTCGTGTCGATCGTATTGCAATGCAACAGTTGATCTCCGTCCTGCACCGGCACGAGAGCATCAATTGAGAAACGCGCGCCGGCAGAGTACATCTTCGGCGTTTGCCTGCCTTCACACTTCAAACTCAAAAACGTTTCATTTTTCGGGGAGGTCGTCATGTCACGTCTCGCTTTCACGACACTCGCGTCCGTTTTAGCGGTCGCTCTTTTCACACAAACCCAACCCGCGTCCGCTGTCGGGCTCTGCGGCGACAGCTATAAGTCTAAGAAACATTCGAAGTGCATGCGGATCATCGTGAACCCGCTGCTCGTCCATCGCTCGCCCGGCGGCGGCGCCGTCTGCAAATTCACCAATGGCCGCCGCTTCTGGACCGAGCGAAAGGCCGGCACGAGGGACAGCCGCGTCTGGTACTCGGTGCACGTCGACGCCGGCCACCTCTGGATCAAAGAGCGTCGCACCACACCGCGCGGTAAGATCCGCATGAACATCGCCGGCTGCTGACGCGCCGATAGCGGGGCGGATCGAACTTCTATCCGCCGCGTTCACCTGCCGGACCATACCCCGCTGCGATGCGCTTCTCGTCGTCGGTCAGGAACGTCGCCGCGTTGAGACGGCTCCACAGCACATCGCGCTCGCTCGCCAGCGCCTCGACCTGATCGAGATCCGGCCGAAGCTCAAGCGCGCCCGGCGGCCAGCTTGACGGAGAGGTGCGCGGCGGCCGGCTCCCCGGAGGGGAGTCGCCGCGCACCAGCGAAGAAGAGTCGCCGGGCGCAAAGGAAGGCCCAAGCCACAAACTCAGCGCCCGCGCCGTCCGGTTGACGAGCGGCAGAACCGTCTGGCGCCAGAACGCACGCTGAGCCTCCTGATAGTTCGAATACGTATTGTCGCCCGGGATGCCGAGCAGCATCGGCGGCACGCCGACGGCCAGCGCGATCTCGCGCGCCGCCACGTTCTTCGCCTCGATGAAATCCATGTCCTTCGGACTGAGTGACAGCGGTTTCCAGTCGAGCCCGCCCTCCAGAAGCAGCGGCCGGCCCGCGTGAAGCGCTCCCTGGTAACTCGCCTCCAGTTCGAGCTTGAGGCGCGCGAACTGCTCTTCCGTCATGGCACCCGAAGCATTGGCGTAGACGAGCGCGCCGGACGGCCGCGCCGAATTGTCGAGTAGCGCCTTGTTCCAGCCCGAGGCCGCGTTGTGAATGTCGATTGCGGTCGCCGCCGCTTCGATCGGCGACATGCCGTAGTGGTCGTTGGCCGGATGAAAAAGGCGCACGTGCAAAATCGGCCGCACGCCCTGCACGATGTCATCTCGAAATCGCACCGCGCGCCCGCCGGCCGAATATTCGTAGCCTTCCGGCCAGCCATCCAACCCCGGGATCACCTTCATGCGATCCGGCCGCAACACGTGCAGTTCGCGCACCGCGCCGTCGAGCGCCACCGCTTCGGCGTAAGCGTTGCCCGCAACGAGCAGGAAGCCGTACCAGCTTTCCAGGAAGTCGATGCCGGTGTGATCGAGACTGGGCCTGCGCAGCAGATCGAGAAGCGGATGCGTCTCGATCTCCGCGTCGCCCTCGTACAGCAAGAGCGGGATTGACGCCGCCGCTTCCGCCACCATCCGCACAGCGCGATACACGATGGCGTTCTGCATAAAGCCTTCGCGCGCAAACGCGCCGTAATCGCGCGGGCTCCATACCGGTTCACCGCTGCGCTCATAAGCAATGAGCGGTCCCGTCTTCGACGCCTTGCCTTCCATGCCCACCCTATCCGTGATCGCCGTCGAGCGCCGGTCGCGCCAGAGGAAGCCGCGCAGCGTCATCCGACGCAGCGCTTCGATCATCAGCGCCATCGAAACATCCTCGAACAAGAAAAATTACAGCACCCGCACCAGCGGCCGCGCACGCTCGGCAAGCATCAGCTCTGTCAACGCCCACACCAGCGCATCCACCCGGTCCGGGCTCGCACCCGCCACCGTGCCGTCGGCGCTGAACAAACTCATCTGGTCTTCGAGCGCTTCGAACCGTCCGACATGTGCGACGCGCCCTTCCGCATAGAGCGCCGCGACCGGCTCCGCCCGTACCCACTTGCCGCGTGTCGCCCGCACCTTCGCGACCGGCACATTCTTCTCGAACTGCCGAAGCACTTCGATGACGAGATCGCCACCCTGGTTGACCTCGGCGATAATTCGGTCCGCCGCATAATCGTGGTAGGCCGCGAGCACCGCCTGCGCCCACACATCGACTGTGCGCCCGCGCACGGTGCGATCGTCCAGCACGTAGCCGCGCCCGTCGACGCCAAGCCCAGCGACGATGATGCCACACGCGTCCGAACGCGCCGTCGCCGTCACCGGCGGATCGAGCGCAACCACGATGCGCCTCATTTCGGGCGCCCGCGCCACGCGCGCTTCCTCGATCCAGTGCCGTCGCCACAAACCGCCGCCGCTGTTTTCGACGAACTCGCCAAGCAGCTCCTGCCGTCCGATCTCCGAACCCGCATACCGCCGCGTCATCTCGGCCAGGAACGTCGGCGCCAGATTGTCGGCGTTATCGGAGGTCGCCAGTTTGGCCGTCACCGTCGCGGCATCCGCCATGATCTTCTTCAAAATCGGTATCGCGCGCGGCGTCGTCGTGACCGCGACGCGCGGCGCGTCCCCTAACCTCAGCGCGAACTGCAACATATCCCAGGCGCGCTCCGCGCGACGCCACTTGGCGAGTTCGTCGCACCAGGCGGCCGAGAACTGCGGCCCGCGCAACCGTTCCGCCTCATCGGCCGAGAACATCTCGGCCACCGCGCCGTTCGGCCACGTAAGCCGCAGCTTCGACGGCTCGAACAGCGGCCGCTCGTGCGGCGGATGAATTGCGAGCAGACCGGAAACGCCTTCCACCATCACGCCGCGCACGTCACCCAGCGTCTTGCCGACAAGCGCGATGCGCGCCGGATCACCCTTTCCGCGTGGCCGCCGGCTCGACGACGAAGAGTCGCCGCACGCGACCGCTCTCACCCATTCCGCGCCCGCTCGCGTTTTGCCCGAACCGCGTCCGCCGAGCATGAGCCAAACACGCCACGATGCGAGAGCCGCATCAGCATCATCGCACGCGCCTTCCGGCCGGCTCAACGAAGGAGAGTCGGAAGGCGCAATCAAAGACACTTCGCCTTCCGGCCGGCGGGCGTCATCACCCGCGTCCGGCGTCCGGCTCCCCGCAGGGGAGCCGCCGGACGCAAAGCAAAATGGCGCAAGCTGTTCCTCGCGCGCCCACAGCGGCCAGTCGTATGTGACGAAGCTCAGCTCTGCGACCGACAGCTCCGCAAGATCACTTGCCAGCTGCCCGCTTGCGAGTGAGGCGTTCAAGGCGCTGCGCAATCTCTTCAC